TTTACCTTATAATTGATGTTGATGTTAACCGTCCGATCGGCCATGAAATTGATGTCTTCATGTGATGTGGGTTTCGCCTGACGGCCATTTTAACGCTAATATAACTAATTTTCTCGCTGTTCTATGGCCTCTTTGCGCTTCCTGAGTGAATCAATATGGTGATTGAAGTCATACCAGGAGGCCCGTCGCCATCTTTCTTCCTCCGAACTATTGAAATCAGCCACCAATTTAATCTGGTAGTCCATGCCGGTTATGAACTCGTCGAGGATTGAATCTGGGTGTCGGGAGTCAAATCTCTTATTACGGCGTCCATCTGATTCATATATTCTGTCAAATCGTTGAGTGATATACCGCTGAGCCCGCATAATTCCTTGATCGGCGTCCTCAAAAAAAAACCTAAGCCATCATATTTATCCCAATGGGCCAGTTTTTTGTCGCAATAAGCCCGGTCATAGTCGCTTAGATCCTCGTGTTCGTCGAAGTAAGTGACGGAAGCTAGCCGGCGGACGGTCGCAGGCTCAAAGGCAAGCTTTGTGCGTCCCTCCATTGAAATGATCAGCTCCCAGGCTCGCCCTAACTTTACTTGTCCCTGGCCGCCTTCTAATGCCTTTCTGAGCTCGGCCAAATACTTTTGAAGCGTAGGCAATGTCATGCGCAATTCAACCTCCTGTAGAAAGGCAAGGTAAAACTTGTACCGCCCGGTGGGCATAGCTATTTCATTGGAGTTTTCAGCATCGCCAAAGCGGTAGTATTTCTTGCCGCCGCACTCGAAGGCAAAAACGATTTTGTTGGCCAGGTCCGGGTGATGGAGATTGAAGGCCGGTTCTTTGCTGGTGAATAAAGCTTTGAGTTTCTTAATCATAATCTGCCGTTAAACCGTCGATGATGTCGTTTAATCCGCATAAAGCTACCACGAAAAGCAGGTGCATGTACCAAAGATAATGCATAGGAGAGGCCAAATAAAGGACCGTACCGTGGATTGAGGCCATGCACATAGGGCATTTGAACAGAGGCTTGCACAACCATTTTGGGAGCCTGCCATAGAGCCAATCGCCCACTTTACCAAATATCTGATTCTCTCTGAAGCAGAAGTGAATACCCCATATCCAAAAACATGAAATCTCTATCCATAATAAAAAGTCTGTCATATTGTTATTCCGAATAAGTTCTCTGATTCCTTTAACTCACGGTGGTAAAGTTCGCTCATGTAACCCGGCGCGGCGTTGGCGATGTCGCGCTTTATGGCGGCTTCTGAACGGCGTAAGTTGGCCGAGCTGTTTCTGATCTTCAGGTCTATATTTTGTCTTACATAGCTCATGTGATGCATGAAGAAAGGACTTTTATCAATTCCGATGTCAGTGTTAGGCCGCCGAGTGGGGTCAATATGAGCATTTCCTTCACGATCATACGCGAAAGGGTATCGCTGAAAAAAGCCAACCTCAGAATCATCAAAAAGCCTTTGAATACCAGGCACTAAAGTGTGATCATCGCACCACAAAGTAGGTCTCCCCACATAAACTCTTACGGGGTGAACAACTCCGTAAATGCAAGTACTATCAAATAATTTTTTGGTTTCTTCAAATTCTTCCCTAATGTAGAATTCATCAGAATCGCACATTATGAAGTGCGTGCACCCGAGCTCTTTTGCCTTATGTAATCCTGCATTTCGCTTTCTGGTTTCACTATCCGCCGGATTATTGTATGATTTTGGTTCACACTGAACAAAGTGCACCTTTTGACCATACATATAAAGGTATGGCGTGGCACGTTCACCTCTATTGGAATATTCGGACCAAACTATTATTATCTCTTCAGCGGGCATGCATTCTATAGCCCTGCCGAGCAATTCAATGCTATCCATCCAAACATTGAAAATAGCGGCCAGCTTCATAGTGGTTTGGTTACATCTACGAAATTACTCATAATCGAGGCCCAGGCACCCGGCGTCTCAAAGTCTCTCCAATACTTGAACTTCTTTATTTCGTCTCGCATCTGGTAGCCGTGGTCGGCCGATGGCTCTGTGTCGTGAGCTACGATTATATCCACGTCTCGCAGGATATTAATATCGACTTTCCTTCGCTCGCCAGGTGCATGATCAATGAAGACTACTCCAATGTTTCGAACCCTGTTACCATGATGTAGATAAACTATATTCCACTCGTTCGGCTCACTTCCGGTCCATATTACTTTATGATTCAGTGATTCATGGATTAATGCCGTTTTCCACCAATCATAATCGGCCTCATAGCTCCACAACTTACGGCCTGTTTCCGATGAATACTCGTGAAGCAATGCGGTTGATCCTTTGCCAGTGCCCATTTCAATTATGTCGCCAGCGGTTCGCTCCAGGGCCTCCCAAAGAAGCGGTTTGTAGGAATCCCAGTTTTCATAGTTGTGAATGAATTGTTCGCGCGTCATAATTCTATTCCTTTACGTCTCAAAACTGCCGGGATTTGCCATTTTCCCGAAACTTTTTCCCCCATGAACTCCGTAGGACAGTAATTGAGGTGGTAAAATGACTTCAACGCGTCATGCGTAACGTCAAACTCAAAATTACCACTACTCAATCTACTGGGCAAGTTCATTGCCTCGGCCCCACAAATCATCGCTAGATAGCTTAAAACAACATCCTCGTTTTCGGTGATGTCGTATGCTTTGAAGTCTTCGATTCTTATTTTGTCGAGGCGATGCTTTTCGAGGGCTGCCATCTTTTTGGCGATGTCTCCACGGATGAACATTAAAGCTCCTGAGCAATGGCCCCAAACTCCGTGGCGTGTTACCCATGGTTGATCGCTGACAGTTCCTATGATGCCGTAGCGTTGGTCCAGGCATTGAAATACTTCCGGTGAAGTAAAGACTACATCGCTATCTACTGATAGGATGAAATCGCCATCGCCTATGTTATAGTCTGAAAGCATGTCGCGCAGGCCTTGTAGTTTCATCATCGATGCTTCCCATCCGGAACCATTTCCGTAGAGCGTGTCGTCAGTGTTTTTAATTCTGATTTGCTCGATCATTGGGATAGCATTGGCTATGAGTGTATCGACCATCAGTTCAGATAGGTCCTCGTCACGTTTGCAGGAGTAGCAGAAGGCGAATATTTTCATAGCAAGTCCCTCCGAATGAAAAGAGTGTCGAGTGAAGGATATTGTGTATAGTTCGAATGAAATGAAACATCATACCATAGAGAAAGATGCGCCAATACTGTATCAAACCATCTGTTATGTAACTCCGTGTGGCAGTGTGGATGAAATTCGCAGCTTATTTGACGCGGCAATAGGTCTTTGGTTATGTTCATTAGAACGCCGTATTCACTTCCTTCTATGTCTGTCTTTAGAATGTCAATCTCTTGACACTTGCACCATTTTATGATATGATTCAATGGGAATGCTCTAACCATTTTAGTCTCACATGGTCTATCAGGACCATTATAAGGCGTCTCGTTTACACCTTTTATGAAATTTGCCGTTCCGTTTCCGAAGAAATAAGCGTCAATAAATTCACCCTTATCCCATAAGGCTGCATTTTGATAGTGGATTCCCTCAGGAATGTTAGGATAGAAGTTTTCAATGTCCAAAGCAAGTGTTTCACATCCAAAATCACGCATGGCCATGCTAAATAGCCAGCCACGACAACCGGCATCTATAGCTAACTTGCCGGAAAGCAAACCCCTATCAAACGTGTGTTCATCGATGCATCGAAGATCTTTCATCCTCCATAAACTTTAGCGTCCTGAGTCCAATTAGCGCCGGATCGGATCACGCATTCCGGTGAGTCACTTTGAAAAAGCGGGTCGTTGAAAAAAACCGGTAAACTATGCTGAATGAGCAGCAAAGCCAAAATAGCCTCGTCGTGTCGGTGCCACTTATCCGTACCGATCACCTCTGATTTGAAAAGCCCCTCTTCTTCGTACTGGCAAAACATGTCGAATAGACGGCGTACCCAGGCCTGAGACAGATCAAAACCGTAGCATGAACCGGAGGGCAGGTGAAAGCCTTTGAGTTGCTCACGCGTCATTCCAAAGCGTTTTAGGGCCGTGTCTCCTACCCAGTTTTCTAGCGGGTCGTGGTGGGACATGGCGTAGTATCCGTGTTTTTCGATCTTTTCGAAGATTGGATCAAGGCCATTTATTAGGGATGCAGGGCTGTCGACCCACAAAATAGAGCTTCTGCCTTCCTTATAGGCTGCTTTAATGGCCCTAAGCTTAAACCCATATGGCGATTCTTCGTGAGTCTTTCCAGCAGGAAATAAATCATGCCATAAAATTAAATCTATTCCAGAGTTTGACGGATCGTCTCTGAACATGACGTTAGGCCGATCGGATTGAATTATTATAGTCTGATTCACATAGTATCTGGCTGAATTTCTTAATGCTAACTGCTGTTTGCAATAGAACTCGCCCGTGGCCACGTTTACGATACAACGCTTATTCATTGTACAAGTTTAGCATATTGTTCCATGAAATCGAAGTACCAATTGAAATCTTCATTAGGCCAAACCCGGGCAAGCATTTGAAGATGCTCAAACCACTTTCGGGCGTATAGCATTTTTTGATCCTCTGGTATTTCTTTGGTGTAGAAATGCTTGAACAAGTCGCGGTGATCGTGACAGTCGATCAGTTGTTCGTGATCCACTGACCAGGCTCCGCGATCAATGCGGCCTTTGGCATATCCGTTGGAGTATTGCCCACGGTTGATAATTTTGATTTGCTTTCCCTGTAGGCGCTCTGTGATTAAGTCCTGATCACATCCCCAATAATGATTGAAGTCCTTGCTGAGGGCCTGTGGCATTGTCTTGAGGTCCCTTTCAAGGAAGGCATTGTAATCCTTTCCGGAAATGTTCATCACGTTGGCCCAGTTGGCTGAGTTCATCGCTATGTAACAGATCGGGTATTGCGTGTACCCGGTAAGGTCATGTCCGTAAACCGTGATAGTGTCGTCGTCAACTTCATGCTGCCAGTAATCGGACAATGGGATCATATCTATATCCCCTGTCATGATGAAGCCATCCTTAACGCACGTTCCATAAAGACGGGATGTCTGCGTGATAGTGTCGCTACGATAACCAGGAATAGACTTCAAGAAATGAGTTTCAACACTGGAATATTTGGCGACAAGTTCCTCCACTGGCGTAAGTGAGTCGCTTTCGTTCTCGCGGTGATAGAAAAGGATCGGGGTCCAGCCTATGCGACGCCAGGCCCAGCAGGTCAGGGGGACATAGAAAAAATATTCTGGCGATTCGTTTACAGACAAAATTATGTATTTCATGATACTTGATTTAGGTACGCAAACTCACCTTGCAATTCTAACGCCTTTGCATTGTATGCAAGCGCGGCGTCTATTTCAGATTCGAAATCGCCTATGTTTATAGTTATACCATCATGCTTCATGGATGATCTCCACTTGCCTTTATATAGACAAACACCTTTATATTTGGACGTGCATCCTGGTTTTGGAGCTTGATTATAGGTATTCTGTTTTCGGTTGCAGAGTCTTAGATTTGATTTTTGATTATTTAACGGGTTTCTATCTCTGTGATCTACGAATATATCTGGCTTATCAATCACATCCATAATAAATCGATGCATCAATAAATTTTGCTTTGATGGATAAATTACCCTAGCCGCATAGTGTTGCTTTCTGGCAGGCATTGCGCGCCATTTCCATTGATTTAGATATTCAAAAATATCATCGTCAACAATTGCCACTTGATTTCTAGTGAGCTGTATTTCTTTCATAAAAGAAATAGCCCCATGAGATTGCGGCAACCCAACCGCCAGAACTGGCAAGAGGCACAAAATCACGAGGCATATCTTTGATGTTTTCATATTGGGTTGCGAATACAATTTACGATTTAACTCCAGAAAAACAAGCGCGGGTACTTGCTTTCAATTTCTTTGTACTCTTCGCGATTCGGATCAACGTTCTTCAACCATCGCAGCATTGGAGGTTCATAATAACCACTGGATCCGATGTGGCCGGCACAATCGTTGAGCGATTTATGATTCACGTCTACGCCAGGCACTTCAATATCCGGAATGGAGTAATGTCGCCCGTTTCCTTCGGGAAGATTATGAACCATGCCAAGGCAAAAGTGTTCGCTACTCGAATCAGCGCAACGCGGATAAACGAATCGATTCAAAAACGTCTGGTCGCTTCCCTTGTGTGAAAAGTCAATGCCCTTAGACAGTTCCAAAAGTTCATCCCATGTTCCAACTCCCATTCTTTCATTAAAATATCCGGGCCGAACGCCGGTCATACCGCCCATGAAAGGAATGTTGTGTGAGATTGAATCTGTGATGCAATGAATAGTTTTGTCCTCCTCGATCCATTGCGTGACCGCCTGGGCCTCGCGATAAGTTCCGATAGAGTCAGTGTCTCGAAACAAAACGTGCGTGTAATCCCATTCAGGATGCGTATAGAAGTAGACAGGCTTGAGCCTCCAAAGCATGGCCTTGCAAAGCGGTTCGTTATCTGGTGACTTATGCACTTTGATCCAGCGCTGGCCAACCATGTACTCAAAAAGCTCTTTGTAAGGAGAGTTATAGGTTTCGTGGTCGATGTTGAGGATCGTTGTCCAGCCAGGATAAAGCACGCGGTTGATGCGCATGTTTATGAAAAAGCCACGGCAGTAGGTATCGAATTCGAACGTGTTTGCCGGCGTCACCCGACCATAGCCGAATAGACTAAATGAGATTGCGCCTTTTATTGTTTCTGGTTTCGCCATTTTAATGGTAGTTCAATTGTTTCCTCACCTCCGGACTGATGTACTCGTAAAAATAAATGACATCATCAATCCAAAATTCCGTTTTTATAAGCCCTGACTTGAAAATCTGAGTCGCCCAATCTGTGTCTTCTCCGTGGTTTGTTTCGGGGAACTTGAATTGCTTGGCGATTGAGGCTCGGATGCAATTCAAGTGGTTTGGAAATCTCTCAAAAATTCCGTTGAACTCACGGTATTCTTTGTATTTGATAGAATGAATGAATGTTCGCCTATCCTTCCCGTTGGTTGTCATTATTCCTTTAAGGCTGCAACAGTCTGCATCTTTTTCGATGCCAATCATCGTGCTTGAAATGTATGTATCCCCAGGACGATCATCGTCATCGCAAAATTCGACGAAGCGACCTTTAGCTCTATCGAGTAGTGAATTTCTTTTCTCACCTATACTGATTCCTTCGCGACCATCAACAAGTATTTCGACATGCTCAAACCATGGAATAACTTGTTCATTCAGGATGTTTTTTAGACGTACAAGGAAATGCTTCCGTGATGGAATCGTACAAATCAAAATCGATAGTAAAATTTCGTCTTTCTTCATTTATTTCTGGCGATTAAAAACACGATCAAAGAAATTAGTGCCGGAATTGTGGACGGCCAAAATATCTGCATCTTTTGCCACGGAGTCCATACATGGTTAAATCCATCATTGGCAAAGAATAGATATGCATAAATCACAAACGACGACGCGAAAAATGCATAGAATATGTACACCCAAATCCTTTTCATCGCTTTTGATTTACCCAGTTTAGAAAATTCTGATCCGTTATTCTACCAGGAGGATCAACAAGCCCGAAGTTATTTCGATAGTGTTTCATGAAAGTGTATTCGCCTTGTCCCCATGTTTTGTCGGCGCGGATGTTGATGTCATCGCGATCTGATTTGCCTACTGAATAGTGGTTGTGGGGGAACCTCAATTCCAGATTTATCTTCCTGCCGATTAAGTCGGCTACTGCTGTCATGTGTGTGTCGCAAAACATGTGCATATAGTCAGGATGATAAATGTATCCGAACCGATCATAATAAGCCCGGTCCATTATTGGCAATGTGATGATCCAACGCTGGATTCCATCGTTTGTCTTTGCAATCCAATCAGTTCGGCCTTCAACGCATCGAAGCAATGATGTTGCCCATTGTGAAGGGCAATCGAAGTCATCAGACACTACTACAAAAATGTCTCCTGTTGCCTCTTTAGCGGCGTTGTTGATGGCATCAATGGCAGATCGGTTGTCTTTGCAGATAATTCGGCGCCCCAAGAACAAATGATAATAAAGGGCTTTTTCAGGGTCGTCTGAATCTATGGACAAAATATACTCCACTTGTTCTCCGGCCTGAGCAATCCACCTCTTTGCAACTTCGATGGCTTTTGAAGATCTGGAACGACTCGGATGTATGAGTGAAATTTTGCTCATTTCTCTACAAGCATAATTACAATCCACAATATCACCTGGCCAAATAAAGCTATGGCGGTGTTAATAGCTTCCTTGTTCCCTTTGCCATACCGGTATATGCAGTATACAACACCGAGAGCGGAAAATGTGATTCCAATAATGTTCGTTATCATACTATCGACTGGTAAAATTTAAAAGCCTCCTCATCGTTCAATTTCTCCCGGAACCACTTCATTTCAGGATCGGCCCGGTTTAGCTCCATTCTATGCCCTTTTCCGCCCATTTTCCCCATGCCGTGTCCTTTTATGCCCACGCAAGGATTGTCCGTCCTAAGCAGCTTCCAGTTCTTCCCAGACTGCTTTGCATGCTTCCACAAAGCTATATCGAGAAAGGGATAATCATCCGGTGGCCATTCAAAATAATCCAAAGCAGACAATCTAAAGCCGGTGCAGAAAAGTGAGCTATGTGTTTCATGTTCGAGACGGGAATATCTTCGGGTTTTGATGTTGTAGTAGAAGGTGTTTTGCCAGCCGATGAAGTCCAAACCGCCGAGCAAAGGCAGTAGATTTTTGATGTAGTCGGCCGGGTAGTAGTCGTCGTTTTCGATGATGAACGCGAAATCATATCTCAACGTCTTTGCGTCCGATATTCCATCTTTGACACGTTGAATGAGATCCATTTTATCTGACTTTGGAGATTCATCCATTAGAAGCGTGTCGCCTGCTGGCCAATCATAAAGATTAGGCATTTGCCATTTGTCACGAATTTGACGAAGCCTGAAACGCGTTAACTCGTCGCGATCGCCTCTGTCTGGTATGATGGTGCAATACTTCATGACGCGTACCGTTTTTCTCCACACGAGCAAACCCAAAGGAGGCCGTTAGGATAGATGAAGTGAGACTTTTTGAAGGAGTGGATGTGTGTCATACTTTAAAGAATCCTCCTATTTTCTTGCCATGTTTAAGAAATTCTTTCCAGTGTTCAAATGTGGTAAATTCGTGCTGACAAAATCCCCATTCTGCATTATCCGATCTGCCGGCCTCGAAAGCCTTTCTTAGATCCTTTTCATCATACTTTTTAGGTAAACGATTGTTAACCCTTTTCCCGCGTTTACAGAATCTTGTCATACCTCCATTTGTTTGAAATTGGATGTTTATCAATTCTTGGTCTATCTTCTCTATGCCACGACTGGCCTTTGACGAATCTCGTTTTAATCCATCCTGCGCCTCTTAGGGAAGCACCCGATTCAGATTCAAGTATATATGTAACAATTCTTTGATATCCTCTTTTTTTGGCCTCACGGGCTGATGCTGCATATAAGAAACTACATGCGTTACGCGTTCCGTCAGTGCATAGCCGGTTAACTTCAATAGTCTTGCCGTCATTTAACATTCTAGCCACAGGATTTCCAACCATAGCAACACCAACCAAAATATCATTTTTAAACGCGCCAATACTAAACCTATGGCCAATGCTAGCGATATGATGCCTGTGGAGTCTATTTATGTATTCCTGGGCTAGAATCTTATCGATAAATGCACTCCTCATGCGATCTGTTTTTCAAACGTTAAAAACTCCTCCAACAAAGACCCAGGTGCGCCGAGTACAACCTTAACGCCTTTCTCACGAAGGCGATCGATGAACTGTTTGTACTGCCTGACCTCCATTTTCTCCATCCCATTCCTGAAATGCGGGTGATCATTAAACTCAACCCCGTAAAGAACAATTTTAGACGCGCCTAAATTATAAGCTAGAGACATCGCAATAAATGGGGAAGAGTTGGCATGCTGAAGTCTGTCCGGTTCCTTTCTCAATATCCCGTCCCAGCTCCTCAAATGCACCTGGATATAGTTCGGGAAAATATGTCTCCATGAGTTATTGTCCGTGTAAAACTTTGTAGGGTTGTGCTGCTTTATTGTTTCAACTCTCTCCGCCGGGAACTTCGAAAAGTGGTTAGCGATCAAAAGAATGGGTGTGCGCTTGCCGAATTTGAAGCAGTCGTTTACGCCTATGGCTAGGCCGTGGCCGTCCCAATGTTCTCCCGAGCTGCCGCATCCTATTACGCTGTAAGTCATACTTTTGGACAGGTTATGAACTTTGGCACCCAAGCTCCTTGCTCAAAAAGATTCCATTGGCGCGCGCCGTTATCATCCAGTTTGATGACGCAATACCATGAATTGTTCCTGAATATAAATTGCGGCTTCATACTTTGAATTCGTAAGGTAAAGCATAGTATCCGTGACGCTCCTTTATGATTTCGCCCATGGTCTTCTTTTTGAAATTTAACATAGGGGCAACTTCCGTAGCCATAACACGCAGGTGTCCAAGTAGCTTAACGATCTCTTTGTCTTCCTCCGCGTTTCTTTTAACTAATTCCTTAGTTATTTCACTTGGATTGCAGATTATGAACGAAACAGGGTATTCACGATAGCCACCCATACCGGTATAGGCATCATTCAAACTTACGGCGAATTCGGATTTCTTGGCCTCTTCTGCGATGGTCGCAAATACCTCCTTTAGGTGAGCCTCAACTGCTAGAAGCCTTTTGTATTCCGATTCTTCGATGATTACCTGCATGGCTATGGTTTCTTTATTGCCTCGTTAAGTAAATGAGCCGAAATGAGTGTTTCCAGATAGTTGTTCACCGATCGATTCTGATCTAAGGCAGCCTGAGCGATCTTTTCCCAAAGATAAGGCTCTTTGAAATATACCGATCTGGTGTGTTTTGGTTTTGCCATGCACGAATGTAGTGCAAAATATAACTTATTTCCTACTCCTCGCGCCGATATTTTTCGGGTGCCTTAATGAAATCAGGGAAAATCGTATGCCAGAAATAGCGGGTTTCGTCAAAAAAATGTCTCCCCTCGTCCTTTGTCTTGATCAACTCCCCGAATTCATCGACCTGGGCATAGGTGCAATCTCGGATTACCTTCTCGCAATTGGCTGTTATGAACACATCGGCGTGCTGAAGTATTGAGTTGCAAAGAACCCGTGAGTCTTTATGGGCCATATTCACGGATGGGACCCTTATTTCGTTATCCGAAAGCTCTAATTCATCCTTTATTACCCGGTAGTGATTAAGATTGCCGCGTGTTACTGAGGTGCGATTGCGGCCCGTGGCGTCCCCAGTCACGTCCATATTCATGCGCCAATCCTTGTATTTAGCCTTTATGAGCTCGCACATCTCCTCAGTGGATCCTGTTTCGATCTCAAATTCATCGAAAATATAAGCGGTTAAATTATCAATTTGCTGGCCTACAATGGCCGTCATTGGTTCGACATTGAAGTCAAAACTGATCAGGATGGGGAGATGAATATTGGGCTTGTATGACTCAATTACATGCTTTTTAATGTCGAATTTGTACAAATAAGGTTTATCGATGGCAAACGCATCCCAATCCCCATCGATCTTTTGTCGGCGGCTTATGTCATCCAAATGGGCCGTGACATTGTGCATGTAGTGTTCGTCCTCAGCCAAAGTCTTGTTATCATAGATCTTTGCCGGCAGATAGAACCAATCGGGAGGCAATTTTCCTTTGCTCCACGGTTCATAGACTCGTTTTTTAGGCCATAAAAGGGTAGGATTGACATTTGCCAGGATCAATGGGCGAGGTGGCATCTTATCGATCTTATTCCGGCCAGCCCGGATAAAGCAGATGTTCAGTAGTTCCTCTTGGAGCTCTTCAATCTGCTCGAGTAAAAACCCATTCACTTCAAGTCCCTTAAACCGGTTAAATTCCTTGTCTTGCTCGAAATTCTCGGCCATGAACATGATCTGGCTGCCATTCTTGAACGTGTAAATGAAATCGTTCTGATTGAAGGTCTTTATGAAGTTGGTGGGGACTATTTTCTTGAACGATTCAAGGCTGGTCCGTTTTAAAGTGGGTATTGAATCGCGAATAACACACCATTTTGAGCCTGGGAATAATTTTGAAAGTGTAATTAGGGCACCAAAGCAAACAATAGTCTTGCCTCCACCCATAGCGCCGCCATAGGTTAGAAACGTGTAAAGCCATGAAAAAATGGCCTCTATGAACTCCTGCTGTTTGGGATAAGGCTCGAAAAGAACCCTAGAATTTGATGGTTTGGCCTCCAATGGTGAAAACCTGATCCTCAGGGGTTGAATGTTCTATCTCCTGCTTCTCTGCGTATCCGTGTTTGGATAGTATCAATTTGGCAATAAATGGGTTATAATCGCCAGAAAGGCCTTTATTTATCAATCTATCGCATTGTTTTGCGCGCAACACACTAAGCAAGTCGGAAAATTCTTTGTGTTGCTTGTCCCATTCGAAAATTGTGTCCTTATGAACATTCAAATAAAGCGACAATCCTTCAATGGTTGGCATCTTTACCTTTACCCTGACTTTATAGGATGTGAATTTTTCGCTTTCCCCTGATACGATTGTTTGCTCTTCATCCTCACACCCGGTGATATATTGATCGGTGAGCTTTAAAATGTCCTCAGAATACTTCGTTGGTCTACCTGCTGCCATATTTTAAAACTACGTCTTTAGTTGATTATTCGCAAATCCTAAATCTTGTCCGCGTTCTCAAATAGCCATGGGATCATAAATACAATCATCGAAATGGTGATCAGCGCTAGGGTCGTGAAAATAGTTTCATCATGATTGTGACCCTCCATTTGCCTCTTTTTCATCGGAACGCAAACCTTACTACCGACATCGTAGGATGAAAAGTCAACCCATGAAGGCCTGAATGAATGCTTTTGGCCGACTTCGAACTGAATAACCCATAAAGGGTCATCGTAAGTATTGTTTTTGTGGTGATGGGTCGTTTTGGCCGTGTAAGTGATCGTGCCGCAGTATGGCTGCTGATGGTAAAATACATACCCTACCATTAACAGAGTGATTATTGCGGATAATGTGGCGAGCGGATACCACCAAATGGCCACCCAACTCTTTTTAGGCTCTTCAGGGCTTCCATTATAGGCTCCCGAACCCCCTCGCCCGGTTAATCGGGTGGCTGCGAAAAATGCTGTGTTAGCTACGTTCATGCTTCTTCGTCCCTCTCACAAAATACGTCTTTCTCCTCCATTTTACGGATCCACTTTCCTATTAAAATGCCAGCGACAGATATGACCACGATGGCGATAATCGTTGAGATGAGGATTGTCATTTTGATTTTAGTTTATTGTGAAGATCTAAAACACGGTCTCTTTGGCTCCTGGTTAGTGTGCTTCGCTTGTTTTGTATCAGTGAAACCTCCAATTCCAGGCGTTCTTTAGGCCAGTCAGCGACCATTTTTTCAAATTCAGTGTAGCGTCGGTCGGTTCGCCCAACCTGAATCCTTTGGCTGAATCTCATTTCAGGTTCGGTTTATGATCCAGATAGGTGTAAGTGTCGCGATAAGCCTTCGGGGCGCATGATGCACAAAATAGTGCGGTGGCGAGTATAAAAATAAGCTTTTTCATTGGAACACCATTGAGTTTGAAACAGGGGAACCTAGCAAGTGTGAAGCGTTTACCGCGGTCAAAGTCACAACTACGTTAGCCCCATTCGTTCCGGATCCTACTTTATATACCTCCAGGAAATCGTTTGTCGCACCCAAAAGACAATCCGTGGTGAATAGCGTTTTTGTGGTGAATTGGTTAGTAGCCAGGATAGCGTTCATGTTGGTGATCGTTCCCATGACTTTTACTGTCTGCGGGCCCAGGTTCTTTACTTTCATGGTGTACTGCAAAACAGAATGGTTGGCGGTGATCACGTTCGGGGTGATATTGTAGGTAATGTGGGTGCCGTATGGAATGGCTCCGCCTGGGGCGTTGTGGACTATGTACCAAGTATCAAAAAAGCAGGTCACTCGCTCTTTGATGGGTTGTTTTACGGGTTCAGGGTCTGTACCGGCGCATGCCAGGAGACCGAAAAGGAGGAGGTAGGTTAGCTTTTTCATAGGGTATTTTTTATTCTGATTCAAGTATGCAACTATCAGGTTCTGTTTCTAGCTTAATCAATTCGATGTGGCCATTGCAAAAGTACACCGCGCCGCAGCTACCGCATTTAACATGGTAGCAAAAATCGCCGTCTACATGGGTTAGCTCGCCGCACTCGCAATGTATGTCCATGCAAACGTCAGTTCCTTTCCACTGAATCCAACCGTGAGGCTGACCGTCTTCCGGCAGTTTCTGGATATTCCAGGCTTCTTCCTTGTCTTTCGCTGTCTTTGTGGGATTTCCGGAGGTATTCATAATTAATCCTGTGTGTTGAAAGACTTTTTCTTCGTATGTCATCGGCTTAATATTTTATAAAAAGCTGCGTGAACTCCGGCGTACGTCCACCAAATAGCGATTATAGCCCACCAAGGCGCACCAATAGCCAGTGTAACGGAAAGGCTCATTAATATCCTCATGAGGGCCTGGGAGGCGTGATACGCATCGGTGTAGGCCACAAATATCGTTGTCGACCCCAAAAAGGCAGGCATCCTGACATTGTTCACATACTTGTATTTTCGCATCCATTGAGTTGTGCCAAAGAATCCCATTGACTTGCCGATTGGTTTTAGCTTACCATGATCATGGCAATGCATGTACGCTGCCGGTATAGCCGAAAGGCAAAGCAGGGCTAAAGAGGGCCAAAAATTTGCTAGGATTTGAAGTAATTGGGCTACCATGCTATGTCATCAGTTTTAACTATTTGAGGCGTGCAGTTGAAATCTTCCCTTTTACGATGGTGTTGCTTGGCGTCTTTCCATCCAAGGTTGTATGCATCTCTTCTGGCCCGCTCCATGAAATCCCATAATTGCTTTTGGAGACTACTTTCAAGTAACGCGGCATAGGCGGCATGCTCAGCATTGTGGGTGAACATGAAATGAAAAGGCACCTGGTTAGAAATTATCTTCACCTTGCATTTTTCATCCTCTCTGTATATTTCGATCATAGTTTTACAAGGTTAGCGATCCATTTAAGTACTGGCCACAGGGTAACGTATAGAATCCTGACAGCGACGTTTCCCCCGAACGAGACAGCAGTGATAACGAAGAAGGTTTTCCCCATAAAACTGAGACACGGCCACATCTCGATAACCTGATTGCAATGCCTCATGGCGAAGTCCAACCAGGTAAGAAGGGCGAATCCAAGGCCTACAGGCATGAAGAACCAGGGATTGATGAATAGGGTCCAAAGGCGCTTCATACCGAATATTTTTTAACCATGTGATTAATTATGTCTTCGCTGGTTTTGAATTTATCCGATTCAATTGTGAGCAACGTTACCTCACGTCGTATCTGTTTTGCGAAATCGCCGTATGGGTCGTGATGGCGTCGGTTCGGACTGTGGGACACCTTACCGTAAGACGTGCTTATACTGATGTCGTATCTGGATTCAATTTTATGTTCCAAATTACTCAATTCATCATATGCCAGCTTTGCCTTTGACGATAAGACCCTCAGTTTTTTATATTCTGGATCTGATTCAATCTTTTTTACGGCATCTTTTTTTCGCTTGTCAGCATCAGAATTGATCCTTTGAATTGCTGTTTCTGCTATCGCTTTCGCTTGTGTCTGGCTTAATTTCATATTTTTGAATTTGGTTTCGTTTTAAAAAGCTGTTGGGCTATTTCTTTAGGGATTCTTTGAAAGCTTCTAAACACGTTTGGGCGTCCATTGGATAGGTTTTATTGTTCCTAGTCCAGATCAGGAACGCCTTCGCGTACTCTTCGGCGTATTCGTCCGCCTTTTGAAAAGTGTGTTCTTTCGTGTAAAAATTTTTGCTGGCATCAAATATGTAAGGCCACCCAGGACCAAATATTTCCTCTTTTGTCTTCATAGTCTTTCAAATTAAGCCGGACACCATCAAAATGCGGGATTCGAACCTCATATCCGGAGCTGTTACCTCTCCAGTATCGCCTGCCTTGCGGGCCCGCGTTGACGACATCTTTCCGATGCCCGGCTAAAAACCACCTCACCAATTAATCTCCCTGTCCAGATTATGCCACTTGGGAAAGTATGGGCGTTGCCTTGCTGGACTCAATTTAAATAATCAGGGCAGGATTCTATACCTGCACGCGGCCCCATGTCGGGTCCTATTACTGGTCTTGCGGAGCCGCTACCCGCCATCGATGGGTCTATGTTTACTCCCACCTCGTCGGCGTCTAATTCCGCCACCTGATTTGCCGGGCAACATTACCCGGCTACTTTTTAAACTGTCCGGCGACTCCGGACGTGTCTTTCAAAAGAATTCGAATATCAGCCAGTAATGAAAAACATATAAGGCCCTTTTCGATTCAAATGAGAAATATTTTGACCTAGCGCGATTGATATTCATGTTCTTACTGGCTGCGTAAATCGCCGCAAACAATGTAGACAATCGGGCGCTGGGCAAATTGAATGCAATTAATGGTTTCATATCTTCTTCAAAGCGCGAAGCTTCTTTACTTCTTCCTTAAATGTTTCGATCGTCTCGGTCAGTTCGTGAGCCGTCCGCTTCATGAGTGATCTTGAATGTACCTCAAGACTCTCCACCGTACCGGCGCCATATTTACGAACCATCGCAAGCCTGTATTTTTTCTTATGGTCAGGGTCATATCTGTTTGTCTCCTGAGTGCAGGCGTGTACGTTTTCAGTGTCCCAACGCGTGGCCATGTGCGCTCTATCGATGAAGTGAGCTGCATCTGCATCCCTATAATAAACTCTTTCGCCAGTTACAAAGCATGTGACCGTGCCATATGCGTCTGCTTCATTAAGACGGACATACAAAGAGAAAATGTCATCCAACTCCTTTATAAGCTGGCTGGTTGTCTTTGTCTTCTGTGGGCGCGTTTTGATCATCTTTTTCCATGGTTGAAAGCTTGATGATAACCCTTGTCTCTATTGTGCATTCCTGCCGACTTCAGGTATTCTTTGCTTTTTTTATATTCATGTCTTTTGGCATTTGCCGTCCGTAATTCCATTTCATCCGGATAATTGAAGTGAGTAAAGTCACGACCTTTATCCCTATCGCTCCCTGGCTTTTGAATCCTCCAGGCCTCTGTGATCTTTAGTAAATCCAGAATGTTATCAAAAAAGGTAATGTGCGACATGTTGAAATACATTTGGCAAAGATCAACATGCTTGCCGTGCTTTAGCAATGCCTCAACGGTCCAGTCACGATAAGAGCCGAATCCAATCATCGATTTCTCTGTTAGCTTCCTGAATTTCATTCTGATTTTTATAGTTCGTGGATGGATCTTTATTTTCTTGGCATCAATCTTTTGAAGGAACGTGCCATTGTGTTTGGGCTCAAATTTTACTATCCATCGTCGTTCGTATAATCCAAGCTTCGATTTTTCACACTCAATGAATTTGACCGTATCATAATCCATTTTTTGCTGGTTATGATATTTCAGTCTCAAAGGGTATCTGGTTGTTTTTCCGATGTAAATTATATCAGACCCTTTAATAAGAAAGTATATGCCGGTTTGAAATTTCATTTTACCTTTATTTTCTTAAGCTCCTCCACCAATTTTATTTTCCCAATTTGGTGAACACGAAATCCATTCTTTTCTGCCTGCCCCCGGTAAATCCAGGAATAAACAGTTGCGGCGCTAACGCCTATTTTACTTGCGTAATCTGCGATCGTCATCATAACTGATTCAAAAGTAGAAATAAATTCCGATCTGCAAAACTTTCTTGCATAAAATATTTAAAATATTTCTTGCATAAAATGTTGCGCAAGTCAAATCTTCTTTCTTACTTTGTCGAAGACATTCAGAAACAAGAAACCACCCATGAAAAATAAATTTGAATTGATCGACTTAGCCCTGATGCTCCCGGCTTTCGGCTCTCTCCTTTTTGTTATTATCACACAGTCAAAAATATAGATTATGACACGCAAAGAAGTTCAAGCTCAATTCTTATCTAAAGGCCAGAAGTTGGCAACCGGTGAGATCGTTACGCATGCTCCTAGTCGCGGACTCAATACTCCATCGGGCAAAGTAGACCTGGGCATCAATGGTTTTAGGAAGACCTGGAACGCCCGTACACTTATCACTGTGGTTGTGGATGAACCGGCTTCTGTATGACAGTCAACGAATACCTTGAGGACTTCGATTATGGAGAGGGCCATCCCGAAAGAATGGTGCGCCTGATCCAGGCTGTGAGAAACTTCAATGATGAATTTGACCGCAGCTACCCAACGAAAGTAACCGCAGAGGCCTATATCCAATGGTCAAAGCATCACCTGAAAGATGGTGGCGACGAACGGGCCTGGTCAGGCGGAATAGCAGATAACCATTAAACCAAAAATACTATGTCATTAGACGTTAAGCAACTCGAAGGCAACTGGCCCCCGGCTCAAAAAGAATCACCCCAACCGAAATACAAAACACTGGATTTCATCGGCGAGATAGAAGATGACCTGGAGGACTTCTGCAAATACAAGTTCACTGGGAACTACTACGAATTTGATCGACAAGTGAGATTCGTTGAATTGAAGCTTTCGCAGACCAAAAAAGGAGCATGGTTCCCGGTCATGGATGAATCAGATTGGCTTTGGGTTTTGAAAGAAGCCATCCGAGAAGAGCTAAACACCGACTATACAATTATTTTCGAAACGCAAATAGAACTAAAATGAAAATCAAACCACTCACTTATTCAATAGGAGCCGGAAATTCAATGGCCAGAAGTAAACAAGCGGTTGACCATATTCTGCAAGAGCTTCCCGGTATGATAAGGCAATGTCATGAACAGTTCACCGAAAACCATCAAACGGGAATGGGCAACAATGACTATCAGTGGGGCCGGATTGATGTGCTGATTGAGTTGCAAAAATTTCTTCAGGACGCAATAAAGTAGGAGAAAACAAGACCATTAAACTTCTGATCATGAACAACGAACAAAAACCAGACACACAGTTAACAGTTAAGAACCTTTTCGGAAGGGACGAGGTGCGCAATAAGTTTCAGGAAATGCTCGGGAAGCGCGCACCATCTTTTATTACTTCAGTCCTTCAAATCGTGGCATCAAACGCTTTGCTAGCAAAAGCCGATCCTCACAGCGTTTATCATTCCGCCGCCGTGGCCGCTACTTTGGACCTTCCGCTAAACAACCAATTGGGGTTCGCTTTCATCGTCCCATACAATCAAAATTACAAGGATGATAAAGGAGTATGGCAAACAAAGCAGGTGGCGCAATTCCAGCTAGGTTTTAAGGGCTTTAAACAACTTGCCCTACGTTCTGGTCAGTTCAAGATAATGAACGCTACAGACGTCAGGGAAGGCGAAATAAAGGCTGTCAACCGGATGACGGGCGAAATCACTTTTGCCTGGATAGAGGACGAAGAGGTTAGGGATTCAAAAAAGGTAGTCGGTTACCTCAGCTACTTCGAACTGTTGAACGGATATACCCACTCCCTGTATATGACCGTTAATAAAATCGAACGGCACGCGAAGAAATACAGCCAGACCTACAAGAAAGGAAAGGGCCTATGGGTGGATGACTTCGAATCCATGTGCCTCAAGACAGTCACAAAGCTGAATCTTTCCAAGGGCGATGCCCCGCTATCCATAGAGATGCAAAAGGCCGTCATCTTTGACCAGGCGATAGTAAACGATGTTGAAACAACAGACGTGACATACGTCGACAATGAACCCGAAATAATTGACAAAGAAAGCGAACGCGTAGTTTTGATGATCAGCGACGCGAAGACGCTGGAAGACCTTAAAGCCGTGGAGCCCCATCTAAAGGACGAGCATTTGGATTTGTACACTGTGAAGTTGGACGAACTTAAAGCAGCACAGCAATGAATTGGGGAGAATACAAATTCCGATGCTCTTCCCTTGGAAGGATAATGACAAGCAGCCGCACTAAGGAACCGCTGGGGGAAACATGCAAGGCCCACCTACTTGAATGCTGGATCAAAGAAAAGTACGGCCGGGAAAAGGAGATCATCAACCGATACCTGAAGAAGGGCCTGCAAGTTGAAGAGGATTCAATCACCCTATATTCACGCGCCAAAAAGATATTCTACAAAAAGAATGAAGAGCGTTTAAACAACGATTACATAACTGGGCTGCCGGACCTTTATCAAGGTGACAGCATCCGGACCGCGTCACTAATTATCGATCTCAAATCGTCCTGGGATATTTACACCTTCTTTGCTAATTTGGTAAAGGCGCTGAACTCGGACTATGACTACCAATTGCAAGGCTATATGGACCTATCCGGCGCACCTGAAGCACGATTGGTTTACTGCCTGGTGAGTACTCCGGACCCTTTGATCCTGGACGAAATGAACAAGCTAAAATGGAAAATGGGTGTCGCTGATCCGGAGAACAATGAAGTCTTTAAACAAGCCTGCGAATACCTGGAAACGGCAATGAAGTTCGATGACATTCCTTTAGAGGATCGGTACATTGAATTCATCATTCCCCGGGACCAAAAGAAGATCGATGGCATTCATACCCGCGTCGAAGAGTGTCGCGAATTCCTTAATAAACTAAAGCCGTGAAGGAGAAACTTGCACTTATCCAAACCCTTTCAAAATGATAAGCCTATTTTCAAAACTACTCGATTTCACTCTATCAGGATTCTGGGAATTCATTGGCGGAGCACTACTTTGGAACGGACTTTTTTACTTCACCATCAACGGTGCCATTCAAATATTTGGTAGATTATTTAGAATGGTGATGGTCCTTTTGAAAGGATGGCCTCCTGCCCATCTGGATGCAGACGGAGACTTTAGAACTTTGCCTAAATAGAGAATTATGAAACACCCGACCGACGAAGAAATTGAAAAAGAAGCTATCAGGCGTTTCCCAGACATGAACATAAATCATGAGTACTCGTGGGGTAAACGAGAGGGATTTATTGAATGCGGAAAATGGGCCCGCGACCAGCAGCCGAAGTTGAAACCAATGCCGTGGGAATTTGATAAAGCATTTGACGTTTGGCGTGCTAGTACGGCAGTCGGTGAATACAGAGTCAGGGAATCTCTCAATAGAGTCGTATTGCCAGGTCCTATTTTCTTAGACTGCACTGACGTCGACCACGGCAAGCAACTCGCCCAATCCGACTACGAACGAAGGATAAACGAAATTTATATATGAAACACGAAATTTACGAAGACAGCGACGTCGAGGATTATCCGAAAGAGATTTGCCCTAACTTGATCCATCGTTATGGGTGGTGCATTTTCATCGGTTTGTGCGTTGGCGTGGCCATTGTTACCGCAGCGGCGATCATCATTGGACATGCACTGGATTGACAGATATTATTCGTGGCTCGATAGTCTTACATACACCGAGCGCTGGATTTACTTTCTCTTTAAGCTGATCGCGGTCACTATAGCGAGTTACTACCTTATAAAATGGTTTCACACATGAAAGACGATTACGAATTATTCGGCCCTGAGTGGGAAAAGGAAATGATGAAGTTCAAAAAGATAGAGCTTATCGGATGGCTCCGCAGAGTGCTTATCGAAAATTTGGAGCTTCCGCCACAGTGTCGATGCCCTGAAAAAATAAAGCATGGTGAAACATCAATCATGTGTTGCAACGAATGCGGACGACCAACAGAAGAGTTTTGGACTAAAAAGATAAATCTATGAGCACATCAGTATTAAAGCGCCGAAAGATCAGCAAAGACGGAATCTCGCCAGCAACACAGAAGTACAAATGCTCATACAACTTTGTTTTCTCTGATGAAATTTCTGACTGGATGTTCGCCAACAAGACCACAGGGATAGATCGCAAACGAAAATACAAGCAACGTGGAGGAAAATATTAGATTCTCCTACGCCTTCGAGAAGAGGCCCCAGGAGTACGACAAAGACATCGTCGGCATGATCGATGTGTATAAGCGCTACCGTTCCCACAGCCGGTTAAACGTCGGCAGAGTGTTGGATTTCATAAAAGGCCAGATCCGATTAGAAAGTGACCCCTTCAAAAAGCAGGCCTGGGCTGAGGTTGGAATTGTAATCAATGGTGAGTTTTTAAAGATGGAATGACTGAACCGGAATTGGTATGAAAAAGTCACACTTCCAGGTATATAAATAAAAAACTATGGAAAAGCCATTTGCAGATTTCACCGACGCTATTCACAAGTTTATCGAAGGATTGAGGATTGCGTATCCTCAAGATAGTTCAGTATTTGGGCACGATAATCCGCCCTATATGGACTGTGAGATCAGAATAAAGCTAAATGCGACCGGTAGCGGATACATCCATTTGCTGGGTCAGGATGGGCCTACGTTTGATTTCAGAACGATGGATCACTACCAATTGAACGGCATAAAAAAGCCAAAACATTTACGTTAAAAATAAAACTCCCCTCTTTGTTGGAGGTTTGAGGGGTAAAAACGACATTTGAAATAGAAACAATTGCGCAGTGCCTGGCGTTAATTATACACGATCCCCCTTGGGTGAGAGTAGGAACGCAGGCACGCGGGCCGAAATCAACCAAGGGGGATTTTCTTTTAATACAATTTTGAA